GAACTCTTTCGTTTCAGCTGCAGTCATAGTTGCCTGACCAGACACATCACGATAGGTTGCGTCGTCCATCCAAACCGAGCTGCTCTTTCTCAGTCGACGAACAATACCTTTACCAAACGATGCACGCATAGACTGAATGCTGCTTCCTTCATACGTTGTATGCCAAACGACACCGATCTTTGATCGTTTGATCTGGCGACCCAGAGGTGTATTGGTAGGAACTGCATATACAATCGTGTTGGGTTGGAACGTGTAATACTTTTTGCCCTCGATTGTTTCGGTGTTGACATCACCACTGGTAAACATCATGTCGCCCTGAACGACACCACTCCTCAAACCAAGTTTCGCGAACTCAGCGAGAGCAGTTTTGAACTTTGCATTGAGAGAGCCAGATATATCAGCATCGATCTCAGCATCTGTCTTGTACATCTTAGGAGTTTTGTTGAACAAACCTTTCTTCGCAACGAAGAACTTTTTGTCAGCAGGATCAACACCCATAAAGATAGCAGGTGCTCCATCCCACTTTACTGTCGCTGAAATACTGCTTTTGCTGTTTCCGCCGAGCATTTCACCGAGTGAGGTCAGGAATGCAAATATCTCACGTGCACCGACAATACCTTTGTTCAGCACCAGATCTTCGAGGTGCTCCATATGAGTATTCTTTTGTTCGGCGAGATAGCTTTGAAGTTTAAGCATTGACTTATTATACCTTATCTATGACCCATACCAAAGGGAGTTTATGAAATTCTTACAAGTTGACCAGGACCAGTAACCTTGTCGTCGATGACGAGTCTCATGTTATTTCTCCCAGTCGTTGTAGCTTTTAGTAAAATTGGAAGACCTTCTGTATTCATTCTTTGATATTCTACTTTGGTTGTGTTAGTTGGATCGATATCTCGTTTCCTCAATCTGAAATAGAACTTACCAACTTTTCTCTTGTATTCACTTATCGTGAAAAAATTGCCATTGAGTCCTATCTGAGATCTTCCAACATTTCCGACAACATCCATTTTTCCTATGTACATGTGGGTAACTGGACCACCCATTTGAGCTGTTCCTTTGAGGATGATATCCATATATCTTGATGGTATTTCTGCATAAAAGTTTGGGACACTGTCAGCAGGAACAACATCTCCCTGCTTCAGTTTCATTGTATTTTTCATATATGCCATGACTGCAGCATAAAACTTTTTTGGCAGTTCTGGTGTAACAAGTTTTATTCCAGCAAGACCACCACCTGCTAGAGAGGGAGCAGATATATCTTTACAAGAAACATTAAACTTCCCTCTAGATGTTTCTATGATAATGTCTGTGTATGGCTCTTTTCCTATTTGAGAAAGACCTTCCCATTTTTTAGCAGATAAAATATCCCCCGAAATTCCAGCGACTGTTGGTTTTTCATATTTCGCGATGGCTTCGTTTATAACCTCTATCAAACCTTCTTCTTGTCGCTCGGATCCTTGACCGCCAGCTTTAGATGCAACGCCACCGAACTCTTTATCTTTGAAAAGTTTTGAGGATCTATAGAAGGTTTTTGTTCTACCAACCTGAAGCTCGACTTGAATGTGATCGCTGCCTGTTCTAGATTGTAAATATGTTCTAAGAGAGCTTTCTGTAAAGTTTCCATCAAACATGGTGGCTTTACCTGAAAGCATTACCTTGACTCGACCTGTTGCCTTGTACGCAGGAGACTCGCTATTATCGAGCTGGAATGCACCTTTACCTGCTATCCTATTCGCAAAGACTTCGGGGTTATTGCGGTTTCCAAGATCTCTGTTGCTCAGTGTTGCCATCTATCATACTCCTCTAACTCCTATTTATAATTGAGAGGAATACTTCTGATAAAGGTGCCTTTCTAATTTAGATGCTTCATCTTCCCAGGGGGGATCATCGCAATCTTTTTTGTATCGCTTCCCAGCGTATCTATTGTCTCCGTTCCGGTATTCATACAGCTGGTCTTTAGCGTACTGCCTGAGATGGATTATTTCGTGTGCTAATGTTTCGAGTAGAACTGACAGCCCCAAACCTGAATCTAATCTGATTTGAAAGTATCTAGGTCGAATCTGACGCATACTATCTGCAGCGAAACAATCACCGAAAACTGCTTCATCATGGATAAGATTTCTGATTAATTCTATATCCAATATAATTTGCGGTGCAACTCGATTTCCGAGCTGGTCAAAGATCATCCAAACTGCAGCCCGAATAACAGCTATTCTATTCTTAGAAGTGCCGCCTCTGACTGTTATCCGGGGAACCTGCGTACGAGTCAAGAACCTGGTGTTTGTCAACCTTACGTCGCTGATCCAACTTGAATTTTTTCTTTGCTTTTTTCTTACTGCGATTGTCACGACTTTCTCCATCTTCCCACACGTTTTTCGTGTGGCGATACGTCTTACCCATAGTTACTTTACACCCTCCAAGTGTTTTGCTGCATTCAAATATGTTTGATAGTGACTCATGACCCAACCATCATTGTGACGTGAGCATGCTTCTAGTTTACATGTCATGAGAAATCTTTCGCGATCGTCGATTTCCATTTCCAATAAATCTTCAATTGCTTCTCCTAATGTCATACTCTTAACTTGCTGAAATCCTTTCTTCCCGCAACCTTTGTCATCCACTTCATATTATCATCTTCTTCTGCTCGTTGACCAAATGATGTTGTATCCATCAACGGTTTATCTTCAGCAGGTGATAGCTGAGCTGAGTCTTCTAAATCATACAACCTCATCTTTGCTCGGTCAACACCAACCACGAACCTCCTATTTATTGTCGGATCGTTGTAACGATTTTTCAACTGCTTGATCATAATTTGATTGAGATCTTGAAGTTGATCAGAAGAAACCAGCGCAATCATGAAGTCAGCAGTTGCAGGAAGACCAAACGATTCTGAAGTATCTTCAAGACCAGGATCAGAGTTACTGTAACCTGTACGAGTCGTTTGAGTTGCTGAAATGATTGGCAAGTTTTTCTCAACAGCCAAGCCACGCAGTTCTTCAGCGATTGCTTTGACATACGTGTAACTGTTGACATTCGCTCCTGTCTTTATTCTAGCCGACAAACAAATGTTTAGATAGTCGATATAGATAATATCAGGAACGAAAGATCGTTTGAGCTGAAGCTCATTCAGTAGATGTCTTAGATGTCCAACGTGAGCAGACGCAGTCGGAAACTCTTTGATGATTAGTTTGCCGACAGTTTTGTTACGGATCCGCTCAACTTTTTTCTCATAGCTGTCTTTCGGGAGATCAGTGAGTTCATCAACTGCCACGTTCAGAAGATTTGAATCGATACGTTCGGCAATCTTTTCTTCAGCCATCTCCATAGTAATGTACAACACATTCTTACCAAGAGTCAGATTAGCTGCAGCCATGTGACACATAGCCAACGTCTTACCGACACCTGTACCTGCAAGAATAATGTTGAGGGATTTACGAGGCAGACCACCACGTGTAATAGTATTCATCATCTCAAGATCGAAAGGAATGCGTTCTTCAACTTTGTGATAGAAGTTAAATCGTTCTTCATAATCTTCAAGGAAGTCGTGACCGATATGGCTGTCGAAAGAAACAGCCAACGCAGAGGTCAGTATCTCTGGAATGCTACCTTTAGTTCTATCTTTGTCTTTGCCATCGATGATACCGATGCTGTCCATAATAGCGTTATAGATTGCGCGATCTTGACAGAACCTTTCTGTTTCGTCGATCAACCACTGCTCATCTACGCGATCAGGTTCACCGAGGTTTTGTATGATGTCAACACATTTAGTGTATTGATCTTCTGATAAATTCTTTATCTGATCAAGATCAATTTCGAGTGCCTCACGAGAGGGGATGTCATTATATTTTTGTACAAACTCATTTATTCTATGATAGATCAACCTTTCACTTGAATCTGAAAAATATTCGTCCCGAAGGAATGGTAGTGCTTTTCTGGCAAAATGTTCTTTGTGAACTAGATGCCGAAGGATAGTTTCTTCAATTCTCATTACCTGTCACAATGCTGTATAATACATGGGCGACCACTTCTTGAAACTTTGGATCTTTCTCTAATGTATCATCTCCTTCATCAATAGTAAACTGAAATTTCACACCAAATTCTTCTGTGTCTGTATCAAATGGTCCAACTTCACCAAAATGGAATTTGACTCCATTGAACGGATCTTCCAATATTTCGATAATTGCGAGGTTGTTAGAGTCCTCATCAAGTATCTTGTAATTGACTTTCCTCGGTGTCGTCGACTTCATCGATCCCAACCTTTCCATATTTGAATTCTGTTTCCGCTGCTATTTCCAACTTATGCATGATATCCTCGGTAAAATACTTTTCGGGATTAGCCATGATTTGTTTGCCGAATAGTTTTGAACCATCAGGGAGTTCATAACGTGTACTGACCTTCTTGATGATTTGGTATTTTTCAGCAAGTTCGAGCAGACCATAATAACGATCCAACCCTGTGTCATACGAAAGACGAACATCAACCATTTTGTTTTCTTTCGTGAAACGGCTCTTATGCATGCGGCAGTGAATAATGTTACCGACAACTTCAGTACCATCTTTGTCTTTTTTCTTTGACAAGAATACAATTTGAGATGCTGCATACTTCAGACCAGCACCACCGCCCATCTCTTTCATTGGCATATAAGAACCGACCGCATCATAGACATGGTTCGTGACGAGCATTGCTGCTTTCGCTTTAGCGAGTTTCAACGAAAGCGCACGGAACGTACCACGCAACAACTGAGCACGAGTCATATCCCGTGTATCTTTACCGTCGGCAATATCTGAAACTTCTTTTTCGGTAGAAAGCTGACCAAGTGAATCAAGCACAAACAAAATAGGTGGTCGCTCATCTGATTCTAGATACCGATCGAGTGTACGCATAACATGAGTTCTAAAACTTTGAACTGTAGTTTGCTCTGATACAATCACACGACTGGTATCAATACCACGCTCAGACATCATATCTTTGGTAACAGCAGCTTCAGTATCATAATAGAAAACACCACCATCGGGATTATCAATTAAAAACTGACGAATGATGCCAAGAACAAAAAAGGTCTTACCAGTTGCTGACTCACCAGCAAATGCAGTAATTTTATTGTTCGGTGCACCGCCATACAAACTGCCAGTCAATGCTGCGTTTAGAATGTATGAACCTGTATCGATCGCTCCTGAAAACTCAGAAGAATGTAGACCATCCTCGGCGATGTGCGTATCGACATCACCGATGTCTTTAATCATCTGACGAAAAAAATCACTCATATTATCTCCTATAAGCTGTCGGGACATGGTCCCAAGGATTTATTCCAAGGGAAATCCTTTCACCCTCAAACTC